ATGTTTGACCCCGACGATAAGATTTCAGGTGGTCAAGGCTTCATCTATGCATCATCTATCGTTGTTGCAATGAAGAAGCTTAAGCTTAAGGAAGATGAAGACGGCAACAAGGTTTCTCAGGTAAATGGTATTCGTGCTGCTTGTAAGGTTATGAAGACACGCTATGCTAAACCTTTTGAAGGTGTACAAGTTAAGATTCCTTACGAAACAGGAATGAATCCTTATAGCGGGTTAGTTGACTTGTCGGAGTCAAAAGGATTACTTAAAAAAGATGGAAATAGACTGTCATTCACTACAAATGACGGAGAAATTATTAAATATTATCGCAAAGAGTGGGAACGTAACGAAGAAGGTTGTTTAGATAAAGTTATGTCCGACTTTGCTAATTATAAACCGGTCGAAACCGAGGAGCTCGTAGAAAATGAATGAGAATCAAATAGCCGATATTTGGATGTTGTTCAAAGAATATTTAGATAAAAAAACTATTGATTTAGCAGCAGAACGGTATATTGATCTGTTAGCTGATCACGGAATAAGTGATAAAATCATAGGTTCGGCAGTAGGTTATGATGATACGTTAGACGCGGCAATAGAATACTACCTAGATGAAGAAAACGAAGATGGTGAATACGACGAAGATAACTGGGACTTCGATGACGAAGATAGATAATGTGGTATTCTAAAGTCAGTAAAGATATATCTTATATCCCCGATGCTGTGGCATACTTTGAAGCCGAATTACTGGTTGCAAAGAATGATAGTCGCATAGCGGGAAATATAGAAAAGGCAGCAGCCAGTATGCCCGGCATCGTGGAACAAAGATATAGTCAATTACAAGAAATAGAAGCAATTTTAGAATATTTAAATATTGAACTACGTCGATTAAAAAGTCAGCATTTTCGTAAATATCTTGAAAATTACCAAAGAGCATTAAGTAGTAGAGATTGCGAAAAATACGTAGAAGGCGAATCAGATGTAGTTGATTTTGAAAAAATCATCAATGAATTCGCTTTGCTTAGAAATAAATGGTTAGGTATTACTAAAGCCCTTGATATAAAACAATGGCAATTATCGAATATCATAAAATTAAGAGTAGCAGGAATGGAAGATGCCACTCTTTAAGTACGCATTCCAGGAAATACTGTTTTTTTAAATTTTTGATTATCTAAATCTATAGTTTCGAATAATTTTATTTCAAGTCCTAATTGTTTTACTAAAGCATTTAAAGCATTTGTATCTTTAGGTAAGCACATACCTCCATATCCTCTTAGATTGTCATTTACATCTAAATAGTGAGAGCTTGCTGTCCCTCTTTTTAGATATGCATCTTTTACACTACTATAATCTGCTCCAAGCTTATTGCAAATTTCAAACATGGAATTAGCAAAAACTACTCTTAGAGCATTAAAGACATTAGAATAGTATTTTAACAATTCTGCCTCAATTGGACGTAATTTTACGGTGTGTTTAGGTATTGCTCCATGACATTTTACAATTAATTGAAATATTTCTTCATCATCTGTACCTACTACTAAAAGATCATGATTTTCAACAAAATCTTCATTAGCACATCTTTCTCTTAAAAATTCAGGAACATAACAGATTCTTAGATTAGAGTTGTTAATTAAATTTTGAGTAGTTCCTGGCATTGTAGTAGACTTTAATGCAACTACTCCATTATAACTTAAATTTTCTAAATCTGTAATCACTTGCAGTATATTGGATATATCACAAGATCCATCTGCATCTTCGGGCGTAGGAACACAAACAAATATAATATCACAATTAATTAAATTATTAAGATCAGACTTAAATTTTATATCATGTATACATACTTCATATCCTATTAGTTCAAATCCATATTTACAAGCAGATCCTACTACTCCTAATCCTATTATACCAATTTTCATAAATTTTCCAATGTAAATTTTATACCTTGTTCTATACTTACAGACGGAACAAAGTTAGTTAATTGTTCAAGTTTAGATAAATCTGCTTGTCTTCTACTTACACTTCCAGGCGGAGCATCTTCTAAAATTAATTCCCCATTTATTTTTAACTCTTTTAAAATAATTTTAGCTATTTCTTCGATAGTACGTTCGTCATTCACTCCAACATTGATGATTTGATTGTTACAGTTGTTATTAAAAATAATATCTATAGTTGCTCTAATAGCATCGGTGATATACATAAAACTTCTAGTGTTCTTCCAACCTTTTAAGGTGAAATCTCCTGTTTTTGCTCTAATGCTGAATTCTGGAATAAAATGATCAACTTGTCCAGGACCATAAACATTATGATATCTGATAATTGTAAAATTTTGTTTGAATTGGTGAAAAACAGAGTAAATTTGTAACTCATTCAGAATTTTACTTCCACCATAACTCCATCTAGGGTTAGATACATCGCTAATAACTAAAGGAACGGTTTCATCAGTAGGAACATTGTAAGAAAACAAATCAATAGCTCCTGCATAACTTTCGCAGGTACCAGTAAAAATGATTTTTTCTACATTTCCTTTATAAAAATCTAAAAGATATTGGGTAGACAATATGTTATCTCTTATAACATCGAATGGTTGTAAATAGAAGTATTTGGTACCATTAAAAGCAGCCAGATGTACAACAAGGTCAACTTCGGGTAATTCCCTAAAAGTTTCTAATTTGCACAGATCGGTGCCTAATTTTTTATCCACTCTAATTACAGAATGCCCTAAAACGGTTAGAGCAGCACATAGATGTTTTCCTATAAATCCTTCGCTTCCAGTTACTAATATTTTTTTCATGCTGTTATTTATTGGCTAAATATGAGCACTTAATGATACTTGATATGAATAAAATTGTTCTTGTAACTGGCGGGTTTGATCCCTTACATTCCGGACACATAGCATATTTTAAAGCTGCTAAAATGTTAGGAGATTGTTTGATTGTAGGTTTAAACAGCGACGAATGGCTTGCTCGTAAAAAAGGCCGAGCGTTCATGTCTTGGAACGAACGTCTCTGTGTAATAAACAATCTATCAATGGTAGACGAAGTTTATACATTTAATGATGATGACGGTTCTGCGAAACATTTTATACAACAAGTCCGAGCACATTATCCTAATTCAAAATTGATATTTGCTAATGGCGGCGATCGTACAGCATCGAATATTCCAGAAATGGATATTATAGATGATAACCTAGAGTTTGTGTTCGGTGTCGGTGGAGAAGATAAAAAAAATTCTAGCAGTTGGATATTAACAGAATGGAAGTCTCCTAAAACAGAAAGACCCTGGGGATACTATCGTATATTACACGAAAATGGTAAAGAAGTTAAAGTAAAAGAATTAACAGTAGACCCAGGACAATGTTTGAGTATGCAAAAACATGAACATAGAGCAGAACATTGGTTTATAGTCGAAGGTACTGCTGAAATTTATACAATCAATAGAAGCACTGACCAAGAATTAATCGGAGTGTTTCACAAGCATCAAAGTTTACATATTTCTAAAACCCAATGGCATCAATTATGTAATCCAGGAAATGTACCTTTAAAAATTGTAGAGATACAATACGGAGAAGATTGTAAAGAAGAGGACATAGAAAGAAAATGAAAGTATTTATAGGTTGGGATAGTAGAGAAGATATTGCTTATCAAGTTTGTAAGCATAGTATCGTGACTAGAACAGAAAGCAATGTTGAAATTATACCAATTATACAAAAAGACCTTAGAAAGCAAGGTCTGTATACACGCCATCATGATGTTTTAAGTTCTACAGAGTTTACATTTACAAGATTTTTTGTTCCTTACTTAACCAAATTTGAAGGTTGGGCACTTTTTTGCGATTGTGATTTTCTGTTCTTAGATGATGTTAAAAAATTATTTGACTTAGCTGAAAAAAATCACGATAAAGCCGTGATGGTAGTTAAACACGACTACAATCCTGAACAAACAATGAAAATGGATGGCAAGGTACAATATCCATATCCTCGAAAAAATTGGAGTAGTTTAATCTTATGGAATTGCGCTCATCCTAAAAATAGCCAACTAACTCCTGATATTCTTAATATTAGAACCGGAGCATGGTTACACAGATTTCAGTGGCTCAATGATGAAGATATCGGTGATATCTCTGTAGAATGGAATTGGTTAGTCAATTGGTATCACGAACCTACTGACGGTTCGCCTAAAGCTTTACATTATACAGAAGGTGGACCTTGGTTTGATCATTACATGAAAACCGAGTATGGTGCTCACTGGATTAAAGAAAAATACGAATACTTAATGTCGACAGAAAAAAAAGCCGAGCCTGAAGTAGTAATGGCGCCGTCTAAATACGACAATCTACCAGAACAAATTTATGATGTATTTGACGACATATTAAAATACAGAGTTGATCCATCAGGTTCGTATTATGAAGTAAAAATAGATAATATAACAGAAAAAATTAAACAGTTAGACACTAAGACAATTATGTCTACTGATAGTGAATTTAGATTTTTTGAGAAAAAAGGACTTATGTACGATCCAATTTTACAAAACTTTGTTCTAGGTGCCGGAGGACAAATATCAACATGGGATAATGTAGAAAAATCAAACGGGCCAGTTGTTCTTAGAGGAATTACTAAAAGAAAGCAAATGGCTATTCTTAAAGAACAAGGCAGAGATTTTTTCTATGTAGACACTGGTTATTTTGGCAATGGAAGAAAAAAATTATTCCATAGAGTCACTAAAAATAATATGCAAAACTTAGGGCCTGTTATCGAAAGACCTATGGACAGACTTCAAGCTACCGGTGTAAGATTAAGTAAATTCCGAGGAGGAAGAAATATATTGTTATGTCCTCCTAGTGCTAAAGTTATGGTCTTTTATAATTTAGATTTAGATGAATGGTTAAAAACAACTGTAGAGACTATTAAAAAGTATACAGATAGACCAATAATTATAAGATTAAAACAAGGAAGAAGTGTACGAGCTACTACAGATACAATGGAAATGGCATTACAAACAGACATTCATTGTCTAGTAACATTCAACAGTATTGCCGCAACAGAAGCACTTTTATTAGGGAAACCTGCATTTACACTTGGACCAAATGCAGCACAAAGTCTTTGTAAAAGCAATTTAGCAGAAATTGAAAATCCCTACATACCAACTTTAGACGAAGTAGGCATATGGGCAGCTCATTTAGCATATTCTCAATTTACCGAAGCCGAAATGAGAAGTGGTCTCGCATGGAAAATTCTAAATGAAGTATGACGTCATTGTTTATAATAGTAGTGTTCTAAATTTAAATAAACATCCTAAAAAAGCCAGCGCATTGAATAGTTTTGCAGAAGGCGCTGCTAGAAGTGGAGCGACTGTAAGAGTTGCTACCACATACGACTATGAACCTAGTAGACTAGCAGTTATACTAGGTTGGGTCACACAAGATAAAAATACACCGAACATTTTGTTAAGACAACAAGTTGTAAATGGTCAAAAAGCAAATGGTGGTAAAACTATGTGCATCGATGCAGGATGTTGGAAATATGCCGATAAAGAAAATCGATTTTTAAGATATAGTTTAAATGGGCCTTTCTATGATACAGCCGAATATGCTAATCAAAACAGTAATTCGGAAAAATGGCAAAAAATAAAAAGAGAATTGAATCTAGAGCTAAAAGATTGGAGAACAAAGGGCAGACATATCTTAGTTTGTATGCAAAGGGATGGCGGATTCAGTATGAAAAACTTAGATCCTATGGATTGGGTAAAAATGAAAATTTCTAAAATACGAACATACACGGATCGACCTATTGTAATAAGACCTCATCCAGGTAAACCTCAAGATTTTAGCAAATTTATAAGTCCTACTATTTCTGTTCAAGATTCTCAACGTATACCGTTAAAAGAAAGTATGCATAAAGCTCATGCCGCTGTCTTTTTTAACAGTTCAAGTGCAGTTGCAGCCGTTTGTGAAGGCGTACCTATATTTGTGGATGATCAAAGTTGTGTTGCTTGGGATGTAGCAAACAAAGATTTAAAAAATATCGAAAATCCTGAATTTTTTGAAAGAGATCAGTGGATTCATAATCTTGCGGCGGCACATTGGAGTGATACTGAAGGATCCCAAGGGCTTATCTATCGTAAATTTATTCCTTACTTATAAGATCTTCAAAATCCAGTCTTTGTTAAATTGATTTACAACTTTATAACCTATACTTTGTAATAACTTAATAGCAGGAAGAGTTTCCATATCATTTTGATATTCGTGTTTTTGTTGTTCTATAACTAACACAGGTCGATTCCTTTCAATTGTTTCCAATGCACCTTTTAAAATGTCATTTTCGTGACCTTCTACATCAATTTTTATCAAATCGATATCACTAAAATTAAAACTGTCTAAAGTTTTTAAGGGTATGGCACCTCTTCCGAAACTACTCTTATCGATATGAGTATGACCGGTGTTTCCTTCGACAATATTCATATTAATAAATGAATTTTCTTTTCCTAATGCACATTCATAGACAAAATAGTTATCTTTTTTAACGTTTTTTCTATAACATTGAACAAATTCTTGTACAGGTTCAAATGCAATTACTTTTTCAAAATTTTCTACTAAATCACAACTCCATAATCCTACATTTGCTCCAATATCTAAGCAAATTCGTCTTTGATCACAAATTTGAATAGCTGCATCACGTGCTTTCCACTGATATCTCAAAATTCCTTCTTTTTTTAGACTTTTTTCCAATAGTCTCGGAAAATGATTGTCATAATCTGGGAACCAAAATCCATGTGATTGTTTCATTTTATCCAGTATCCTTCTTTTCTGTCGACTACAAGGTCGGTAGTTAAACTTTTTCCGTATTCTTTACGTTTTCCTTTAAGATGATCAAGATATGCACCCCAAGGACTGTTAATTAATGGATGACCTTCGCCTTTTATTAATCCTTTTGACCAATCCACTTCGACTAATGGGTGTAAACGTCTTACAGCATCGAAAACAAAACTATCGTGCCACTCGTCTAGTCGAAAAATTCCGTTTTCTGCATCATCGTAAAAATTTTGAAACTGTTTTAAAAAGTTTTTTATACGCTGACTGGGCAAATACATAGAATATAAACCACACTCACTGAATTTTCCTTCGCGACCTAAATAACAAAGATCAGTGTTTTCAGGAATTAGTGAATTTAGTATTTTTTCAGTCATTGTGCTATGGCAAACCATATCTGCATCCATCCATATTAGAATTTCTGCATCACAATTTTCAGCACAATGAAAAATACTGTAAACTTTGTGAGCAAATCTTACAGCATCCCATTTAAATCCCTTGCCAGCATCTCGTCTTTTGCTTCTTACAGGATCTTGACTAACATCACCGTTGGCCTTAGGAACGTTACGCCACTTATTTTTAAAATTTACCAAGGGTTGACTGGACAGATGTAAATCTCTTACAATAAGATTAGGTCCAGATTCTAAAATTTCACAATCTTCGGTATACACATACAGGGTCACTGCTTGTGGCCATGTATTTAGAAAAGTTTTTATGAATTTTTGAGCATATTGCTCATAACCTTTGGCATGAAAAGTTGTTACTACTGCATATTTAGGCATGTAATCCTCATTAAATACATATATTACTTATCAACTACATGAGATTCTCAATTTTTCCTAGATTTGGTGCGTTAAATTCAAAACCTGTGTTTGCTGCCTTCACAGAAGGTGCTAAAAAACTGGGTTATACAGTAACTGAACATGATATGTCAGCTGATGTATATGTTATATGGTCAGTCTTATGGCATGGACGAATGTCTGCTAACAAAGAAATATGGGACCAAGCGAAAAAATTGAACAAGACTATTGTTGTACTAGAAGTAGGTTGTTTAAAAAGAGGCACTACTTGGAGAATGGGTCGAGGTCACGTCAATAATGATGGGTATTTTGGATTACCTTATGACCTTATACCCAATCGTTCTGAAAAATTAGGTCTAAAATTGTCATCATGGACTATGAATGGTCGTAATATTTTAATTTGTGGCCAACATACTAAAAGTGAACAATGGAGCATGATGCCTCATCCTATAGCATGGTTAAAAAATACCATAGACAACATAAAAATTCACTCAGAAAGGCCTATAATTTTTAGACCCCATCCTCGAGACTGGCACTGGGCAGCAAACTTCTCTTATAAAAATGTGACTGTCAGAATACCTAAACAAATACAAGGCACTTATGACGATTTTGATTTCAACGACGACCTTAAAAATGCGTGGGCAGTGGTAAATCCCAGTTCTAACACCGGAATTTTGAGTGTGATTAGTGGGGTTCCGGCATTCGTGACTAGTAGCAGTCTTGCTAAAGATGTAGCTAATTTAGATTTTTCTTTTACAGATAGTCCCGAACGACCAAGAAGAGAAGAATGGTTTGAAAGGTTATGTCATACCGAGTGGACGATCGATGAAATTGCACAAGGTACTCCATTGACTCGAATTTTTTCTCCGAATAGTTGACATCTGATTATATTTTTGTTATAATTTTAGCATGAGAACAATAGACGAATTACTGAACTACATAGTTAGAACTAACTTCACTGTTCCTTTCGATAAATTTAGTCCAAAAGATAAAAAAATTCTGATTAGCCTAAACAAGCAGATAGCAGAAGGTCCATTTTTGACTGAAAAACAAGGAAATTTATTGTTGCGTATCTTGTCTTTTTATCAAAATTGTTTTGACACTCTTCAATCGGAATTATTACAGATTCCGGTCTGGTCAACAAATTTTAGAATTTTAGAAAATACTAAAAATGTCAAAATTTCTGATGATAAAACTAAAATTGTAATTGAATTTTCGTATGACCGAGACCTAAAGAAGAAAGTGCTATCGGCATTATCTACAATCAAGGGCAACTACGAAATGCATTCTCCTGCATTAATACAACTCAATCTAAATGAGAAGAATGTTTTGTCAGTAGTAGATAGTCTTCGTCATGAAAAATTTGCATTTTCAGAAGATTTACTTAAAATCTATAATGAAATTAAAACTGTCATATCTAATAAACAAGAAATATTAGAATCTACAGTATACTATAATCAGTATTTTAAAGATATAATATCTAAAGAATTAAAGGAGGTATCAGATTTTAAAATATTAGATAGAAGAATACGCCATCAATACAAATTCGAGTTGAATTTTACATCTAAAGATTTGCATTTTCAAATAGCTAATAGAAATGCAACAAATGTTTTTTTGAACAATGGAACTTATACTTTTGATAGTCTTTTAGAAAGTTTACAACTTTTAGAAAGATTACCTACCCTCGTTATACTTGATAATCGGAACATAGAACAATGTATAGATATACTTAAAAAAATAATCAATTGTCAATCTATAAAAAATAAGTCTGTGTATTTTAGACTTGATAATACTAATGATCAAAATAGATTGTTTAACTCGCTTATTCAGGAACATTCATTAAACAAATACTTAGATCAAACCACAGACATAGCTGTAATTAGTAATAATATGTTGCCTAAGTTCTTTATAAAAAGCAATTGGAGACCAAAATCTGCAATCTCGATCACTAATAGTTTTAGAAATAATAAAGCACATGTGTTTTGTAATGACGTAGATCTTAAAATATATTATAACAATGTTGCACCTATGATAGGAGATTTGCATGAAGTCGTGTAAATTAATTATTAAAGATGAAGTTAATTTAAAAGTAGAAGGTCTTCCTATCGAAGTAAGAAGAAAACTAGTTAATAAATTTAAGTATGTTGATCCTACTGCTAGATTCAGACCTGCATATCAACTAGGTCGCTGGGATGGCACAGTAACACTTTTTGGGATGGGTGGTAATGGTTATATTAATCAATTGCCTACAATATTATCTGTACTAGAAGAATCAAATTACGAAATAAGTGATATAGAAGACCTACGTAATCACATCAAATTAGATTTTAAAAAAGTTACTAATACATATTGGGCGGATCAAGGCAAAGTATGGGGATCGGGTCATAGATTCGAAGGCGAGCCCATAATGCTAAGGGACGATCAAGTTGAAGTAGTTAATAGATTTTTAGAAAATCCTCAAAGTTTACAAGAAGTAGCTACAGGTGCAGGAAAAACTATTATGACTGCAACATTGGCACAAATATGTGAACCGCATGGAAGAACTATGATCATTGTACCAAACAAAGATCTAGTAACACAGACAGAAGAAGACTTTGTAAATGTTGGACTAGATGTCGGTGTGTATTATGGAGATAGAAAAGATCTAAACAAAACTCATACTATTTGTACTTGGCAAAGTCTGAACATACTAGATAAAAAATCTAAAAATAGTGAGCATGAAATAGTAACATTGGCAGAATTTATAGATGGTGTACAGTGTGTTATTGTAGATGAAGTACATATGGCCAAAGCTACTGTATTGAAAAATTTATTAACACAAAATTTCTGCAATGCAGCTATAAGATGGGGCTTAACCGGAACTGTACCAAAAGAAAATTACGAATCAGAAATTATATTTGCTAGTTTAGGACCAGTAGTAGGCGGTGTAAAGGCACATGAACTACAAGAGATGGGAATTTTAAGTGATCTTCATGTAAACATTCTTCAACTTGTCGATTTACCTGAATTTAAATCATATGCAGAAGAATTAAAATATCTAGTAACTAATAAAGAAAGAGTGACTTATCTTGCAAACTTAATAAAGAAGATATCAGAAACAGGAAACACGTTAGTATTAGTAAACAGAATTGATACAGGAAATAGTTTAATTGAATTAATCGAAGATTCAGTATTCATTTCAGGAGAAGTTAAAGGCGATAAACGAAAGGAAGAATATAAAGAACATGCAACTAATGATAAAAAGATTACTGTGGCGACTTATGGTGTGGCCGCTGTGGGTATTAATATCCCTCGTATTTTTAATTTGGTTCTTCTGGAACCCGGAAAAAGCTTTGTCCGAGTTATACAGAGTATTGGGCGAGGTATTAGAAAAGCTGAAGATAAAGACTTCGTCCAAATTTGGGATATCACAAGTACCTGTAAATACGCCAAAAAACATCTCACTGAGAGAAAAAGGTTTTACAAGGAAGCTAAGTATCCGTTCACGGTTGAGAAAATAAATTGGTGATTTTATGAAAATTTTAACATTAGACAATATTGGTTTTGACTTAAATAATCTACCTGATGAAGTAGATGACAGTATGCGTTTCAGCGTACTCGATAACAGTGATCCGAGCAATCCGGATTTTTTCTTCATTCCTTTAATCTTTTTAGAAAGCTTCAATGCTCCAGCAATGGTGCTAAAAATAGGTGATGAAGAAATTAGTATGCCGATCGATTGGAGCATTGCAGTAGGCGACAGTAGTAGTAGCAGTGAAATTGAAATACTGCCGTTGACAAGTTTAAATGATAGGGGTTTTGAAGCATTTTGTTTTAATCCGCTAAGTAGTTTTAGGATAGAATTTAAACCAATAGAAATCGTAAATTTCTATAATGATGTAAAATGGTATTTTCCTAAAATGAAAAATGGACAATTGCTTAGTGTTCCGATAAGCGAAAAACAAAAACCTAATTGTTGTTATTTTGTCAAGGAAATTAGTAGACAAAGTGAATTAATAGATTTAAGTAAAATTCTTTAAAGGAAAAATTATGATAGCAGGAAAAGTATGGGGCACTACTGAATTAATCGAGGCTAACGGTGTACTCGAATTTCATAGAATTGAAACTAAAAAAGGTGGTGTGTGTTCTAAACACAAACATAACTACAAATGGAACGGATTTTTTGTTGAAAAAGGTGCTTTGCTAATACGTGTATGGAAAAACAATTATGACTTAGTTGACGAAACTGTGATAATGGATGGCATGTATACTAAAGTTGCTCCTGGAGAATATCATCAATTTGAAGCATTGGAAGATACTGTTGCATATGAACTATATTGGGCAGAATTTAATCATACCGATATCGAGCGCGAAACAGTAGGTTATTCTAAATGATAGAAAAAACAGATTGGGTGACCGATGTATGGAACACCGAACTTTATCAATTTTATAAAAAAGAAAATTTTGATAATTTAGATAAATTATTAACACAGAGAGATATTAATCCTAAAACTATACTAGATATTGGCTGCGGTTTTGCTTGGGAATCTAGAATGTTTTATGAAAAATATGCTAGTGATCTTTGGCTGCTAGATGGCGATGCATCGACAAATCAAAATAAATCAGGTGCTGTTTCAGATACTGGATATCACAAAAGTTCAGAAGAATTTTTATATTACTATCCTTTACAAAAACTGGATGAAGAATTATCAAATGCTAATGTTAAAGGATATAACTTAGTTGATTGTAATAATATACAAATACCTGAAAATGTTAAATTTGATTTAATAACGTCTTGGATAAGTTGTGGGTTTCACTATCCTGTGAGTACATACAAGAATCTGATTCTAAAACATTCACATCCCGATACTGTTGTTGTTATGGATTTAAGAGTTAAAGCAAAAAGTCATTATCCTGTCCTAGAAGAAGGTGTAGAAATTTTAGATATTCTTCAAAGACGAAGAAAATATTTTACCTGTCTTATAAAATTTGTATGATTTCTATAGTAATGAGTCATTATAACAGACTAGCTCTGTTAAAATTTACGTTAAAAACAATAAGTCAAAGTTCAACTAAAGATTTTGAGATTGTAATAGTAGATGATTTTAGTAATGAAGAAAATTCTATTACGAATCTTCCTAATGAATTTCCAAATCTTAAATTTCAAATAGTTGAAATGAAGAATGTTGTTAGCACAAAATATTATTGCAATCCTTGTGTTCCTTATAATGTAGGTCTTCGAGCAAGTCGTGGAGATAAGATTATAATTCAAAATCCTGAATGTTGTCATATGGGTGATGTAATTTCATATGTAGATAAATTTTTAACAGATGATCAGTATTTTGCTTTTCATTGCTTTGGCTGTGACAGGAACGATTTAAAATTGTTGCATAATGGACTGCCTGTTAATTTAGACAGAGAAGGTCCTAGTAAAGCTAGATGGTATAATCATAAAACGCATAGACCAGTGGCATATCATTTTACTAGCGCCATAACTAGAAAAAATTTAATAGATCTAAATGGATTTGATGAAAGATTTGCTACAGGATTAAACTATGATGACGATGAACTCGTTCAAAGAATTAAACATAAAAACCTGTCTATTGAATTTATTGAATCTCCTTATGTTATACATCAATACCACGGTAAAAGTGGCAAAAATCCATTGAGTCCAGAACCTACACAGGATAATTTTGTATTACATTCTAAGGTAATAGAAGAAAAAAAAGTAAGAGCAGAAAATAAGGAAAATATTAAATGAAACACATTATAAATGGAAAACGTGCAAGCTCGAATGACTATATTATCAAACACTTACAGTCTATAATCGAACCAGGCAGTACTTTGTTAGATTTAGGTTGCGGTCCTAAATTGTATTCTACACCATTTCTTAATATTTGTAGTAAAGTGTTAACTGTAGATGCATGGGATAATGTAAACCCTGATATAGTTGCTAATTTAGAAACTACAAGCATTTTTGATATTGTCGAGGGTGAGAAATATGATTATGTTCTGATGTTAGATTTCATCGAACATTTGGACAAAGATATAGGATTAAAATTAATCGATGATGTTAAAAAAGTCTGTAACAAAGAGATAATTTTATTAACTCCTTTGGAAGAAATTTGGACCGATAATCATGAAAACGTAGAAGACGAATCCTTATGGTGCTATGGTAATCAATTTGATATACATAAAAGTTTATGGTATAGATCAGACTTTCAAGAGTGGAATGATTTAAGATTACCTGGGCTAGATAATTATTTTATTGGTGCATTAAACCCTAATCTAAATGATACTAGAATATTAACAATTTTAGGAACACGCCCCGAAATAATTCGTCTAAGCAGAATTATAGAAAAATTAGACAAGTTAAGTAATCATTATATATTACATACTGGACAAAACTATGACCCTAATCTTAGCGATGTATTTTTTCAAGATCTAAAAATAAGAAAACCAGATTTCATAATAGAAAACAATTCGTCAAGTTTATCAGAACAGTTGTCACTCATTTATTCCGAAGTAGAAAGATGTATTAAACATTTTAAACCTAATAAAGTTTTAATTTTAGGAGATACTAAT